ACAAAAACGATGCTGTGAACTACATCGTAACGATAAACGAAACCTATCCAAAGATGATAGGCGATCTCCAAGTGGGTTACGACAAAGACAACGAATTTCTGCGGCAAGATATTACTCTGTGTTTCAGAAAATACTCCTTGCAGTATGTGGGCATACCTGCTCCTACGAGAGCCACTGGCACAATTGGTCAGCCGCCCACAGTAATCCCAGGACCACAGCAGTCCATACAGTCTCTCATCCGAAACGGAAACAGAATAGACCGCGTTGGTCCAGACGGAACCGTAAACGGAATATACGATCCTGCCACGGCACAGCAACTAATCTATGGACGGGGCGTGCAGCCCACAGGATACCCCCCACGAAACGGTTGATAAATAACTGAAACTACATTGACCAAAGGATTACCATGACACTGAATTTACAAAATTCTACCCTGCCCCGCTATTCCATGACCCTTCCCGTGAGCGGCACCACCGTGAAGTTCCGACCATTTGTGGTAAAAGAAGAAAAGGTGCTGCTAGTTGCCCTACAATCAAAAGACATCAACCAGATCAACGACGCAATGCGTAATGTGATACTGGCTTGCACTGAAGACTTGTTGGACACACGAAAACTGTGTGCAGCAGATGCAGAATACGCATTCTTGCAGATTCGGGCAAAGTCTGTGGGCGAAGAGGTAAAGCCGCAGGTCACCTGCTCCAAGTGCGGAAACTCCACAAACATCAAGATCAAGTTAGATGAGATTACTGTAAATCAGGCAGACAAGCCGAAGATTGATCCAAACATAGCCATAAGCGAAAACCTGTCTGTGATTCTACGGTATCCGTCCATTCACGATTTCGACTACAGCAAGAACGAAGTGGAAATTGCCTTCGAACTAGCGAAGAAGTGCATCGAGTCTGTGGTTGTGGACGAACAGGTGTATCAGGTTAGGGACATCAATCCTGCTCAACTCTCTGAGTTTGTGGACAATCTGCTGCCCGATCAGTTTGCCAAGATCATGGACTTTATGCAGAGCACTCCTGAACTACGGTATAAATTCAAATATATCTGTCAGTCGTGTCAGTCCACAGTGAATGTGGAATTGGACAGCGTATCTGATTTTTTTCAGTAGCCCTGTGTCACAATGACTTGGGGGCATACTATCAGGTAAACTTCAACTTGATGCAACACCACGGCTACTCCCTTTCTGAAATAGAGCAAATGCTACCTTGGGAGAGGGAGGTATACATACAAATGCTGATCCAACATTTGAAAAAAGAGAGAGAAAAGGCAGCAAACAAGAAACCTCTGTGACCTTTACTGCATGACTTCGGACACCACTCATGGCAAGAAACAAGTCAAGCAAAAAATACTCACGAAAGCCAGGTTTCAAGCGGCGACCACGGGGAGGGTCTAGACAGGCATCCCGTCCGTCTTTGGAACCCGTGATGGGTCCAACGGCTACAACAGCGCCACCAATTACTACGCCATCTGGTGAGGGAGACACGGTTCAGCAGGCAATGGAGCAGGTTGATTTTCTCCAAGCCATCACACAGATGCGATCTGGTATGGGATTGGAAACATCTGAACTAGAAAATGTGGTGATAGGAAGAGCAGGGGGGCGGGGAGTTCGTGCTGTTCTTCAAGACTACATCAATGCCAATGCAGATAAATTCAATGTAGAAGATCCTGCTGGTGCAGCAGCCTACGAACTGCTGAACACAAGCGTGATGCTTGCAGAAGATTCTTTGAGTGCTTCTCACGAAGAGGCAAAGAGGATCTACGCCAAACTGCGGTTCATTCAAGAACTGGCAAAAAAGACCCAAGGCGAACAGTCAGGAATCGCAAATCAACTTGACTCTGTTATTGCTCCAATCGAAGAGCAGTTGAAAAAGAGAACATCTTTCGCAGAATTTGTGAAAGAAAAAGTTCAAGACTTCAGAAAGACACTTCCAGAAAGATTGGTGTCCAAGATTCCAGTCGTGGGAGGTCTTCTAGGTCAGTTCATGCGACAGAAGCGTGAAAGCCAAGACGAACTAGAAAGATTTTCTGGTGCTCTACAGGAGAGAATTTCCAGACAGGGACGCAGAGGAACCCTGTTAGATTTACCAGGTACAAGACGAGCCGCGCGACCTCCACTGGGTGGAACACGGGCATCCGACATACCTGGTCTTCTTGGAACTGCACCATCCGCCGCAGGAGAGGTTGCATCAGACTCAACTACTATAGGAGCAATATACAAAGAAGTTGCTGCTATCAGAAAACTCCTTATAGATGAGTTCAAGCCTAGCGGAGAAGAACTACGAGCGAGAGAGGCTGAACTAGAAACACAAACTCCTACCACTGTTGCTGAAAACAGACCAACACAAGCCAGAGGCGGTGTGCTTGGTAGTCTGATGGGTTCTATTCTGAAGAGACTTGGGATGGGAGAAGAGGGAGGAGCAGGAGGATCAATCGGAGACATCATTTCAATGATGCCCGGTGGGGGAGTGTTGGCGCGAGCAAAGGGACTGATCGGAAGAGGTTTTGCACAAGGCGGAATAGCAAGACGAGGACTAGGTGCCGCAGGAAGAGTAGCAGCAAACCTAGGCAGTCGTGCAATGGGAGCATTCAAAACCACATCACTGTTCAAGGACGGTTCGGCAATAGGAAAATCTGTTTCTAGTGTTGGACGAGGTGCATTTGACATGGCAAAGTCCGCTGGCACACGCGCACTAGATGTCGGAAAGTCTATGGGCGGAAAGGCTCTAGAATTAGGAAAGTCTGTAGGCGGAAAGGCAGCAGGATGGTTGTCAAGTGCATTCAGTTCTGTTTCAGGAGCAGTGAGCAACTTGAATCCTGCAAAGGCTATAGGAAATGCTGTAAAGTCTGGATCTGGAAAGATAGTAAAAGGAATCGTGTCCATACCAGGACTTGGTGCCATCATCACAGGATTGATGGGGGCACTTGACATAAAGTCAATTAAGAATGATCCAGAACTATCTCCCGAAGAAAAGAAAGAACGGATAGGAAGAACTCTTGTAAAAACAGTAGGAGAGGCACTTGGGAGTATTGGCGGAGGAGTTCTTGGATCTTTTATTCCCGTTCCAGGAATAGGAACACTCGTAGGAACACTCGGTGGCGGATGGGTTGGTGGAAAAATTGCTGAACTACTTGCAGATGCAGTTGGAGGCAAGGGGTTCTATGACATGGTGGCTTCCATTCCTGGAGTCGGTAGCCTCATAGAAGTTGGTGGCACAGAAGATCAGAAAGACAAGACACAGGCTGAAGCCCAAGTAAGCAAGACTGCTGCCACCACAGGAGCCGAAGGTCAGAATACCGGAACCGAAGCAACGGGAACCATTTCCGCTCCTGCCACACCCAACACCACGGTGGGTAAGATGATGCAGCAGCACAACGCAGAGATGAACGCACTAGAAGCAGAACGCGGCGCAGCAGCGGGGACAGCGACACAGCCATCGGTAAACAACAACTCAGTGGTGCAGACAAAGGTGAGCAACACCACCAACAACTTCAACGATGATCTGCGTATCCGAAACAACGAACCAACGCTGAAAACGATGCAGATGGCTTCACACACTTGGTAAAAGAAAAGGGCGCACCGAAGTGCGCCCTTTGCTGCGAAACCGAAGGGATTTAGTCTTCCTGTGCCAACTTCTCAAAGTAGGACAGGGCATCTTCCGTATCATCGTCATCCTTGACGGTGACAGCAGGCTTCTTCGTGGGCTGCGGGGGAGCAGCCTTCTTCACAGCGGGAGCGGGTGTTTCATCCTCTTCCAAAGCGGTTCGCTCCGCGCCACCCTTTGCAGCGGCTTCTGAAACCGTTGCACGAATGTTGCCACCAAGAACCTGCTCAAGACGAGCCTTGAGTTCGTCGTAAGACTTGAAGTTCTTGGGATCGGTGAACTCCTTCAGTGAGTGCTGCGTCTTCCACAACTTCTCAAGGGCAGCATCATCTCCGCCCAGTAGGGCAGACGGAGCAGCAAATTCACTCTTCTCAAAGTTGGCGTAGCCGTCCACCTGACGAATCTTCAACTTAAAGTTTGCTCCCGACCAGAAATCAAAGGGATTCATTGGCTTCTCGTCTTGGAACTCAGGGTTCATTGCACCCTGAACCTTCTCGAAAATCTTCTTGCCGTACTTGAACAGGAAGACCTTGCCCTCATTCTCGGGGTGCTTGGGATCGCTCACCACAAGCACATTGCTGATGTACGACAAGCGACGCTTACGATCACGGGCAATAGCCTTATCTTTATCTGAACCACTCTCCCACAGGAGGTTGTTCATCTCTGAAACTGGATCCTTGAGTCCAATCGTGGTCAGCGAATTCTCAATATACCAACCACCCGGTCCACGGAAACCGTGGCTCCATACACGCGCCCACGGCAGATCCTCGCCATCGGGTGCGGGAAGGAAACGGATCTCCGCGTAGCCATTGCCTGTCTTGTCGGTTTCTGCCTTCCAAAAGCGGTCGTCCTTGTAGGACTCGGACTTCTTTGCCATCTTGTCCATTTCGGAGGCAAGAGTCTGATACGAAGTCTTGGAAGCGGTCTTTAGGTCTTTGAATCCCATGTGTATCTCCTTGTGTGCGATTTATACGGTGTATGTGTTAATGTGTGACGAACAATTCAGTCACTCTTATGTAGACAGTATATCCGAACATCGCAGCGTGTCAAACAGGAAGTCGGGACTTTCTTGGCAACAAATTGAGTTCTTGTCCCTCTGCCTTGATTTTTTCAATTATGGGCTTGTTCAGGAACTTTGCTGCCACCTGTGGCTCAATCCCAAACTGCTCACACACTGCCAATACAGCGTCAATATACGAAACGCTGTATTTCTTCACATGATTTTCCACTTCACGGGGGAACCGTATGTTGTTTATGTCCATATCAGCCTTGCTTTCGGAAATATACATAGGAGGGTATTCCTATTTAGTAAACACTAGCCCAGACCTCATCGGAGAAGCCAATGGGAGCAACCAGCGACAATTACGACATTGTAACCAGTGGCACTACTTATACCATAGCCAGCACATTTGTCAATGATGCACATCACCAAAGAGTGCAGATTGGCTACGGTCAGACTGGTTCGTTTTCAGAAATTACTGCAAGCACGGGACTTCCTGTTGAACTAGTTGGGACTACTCTCAGTGTAACCATCAATGGAGCACTTGCCCGTTACGACTATTTTTCAGAAACCGGCTTCAACAGTATTGCCACCTCACTTGTAGGTAACAGTGGGGTAACATTCGGAATTGCTGGTATACCTGGCGGCGCTGCGGTAGGAATCACCGTTGGAACACTCACCGTTGCTGCATCTGCTTTTGATATAAGAAAACTTTATGGTGGAGCAGTAGGCGCAACAAGTGGAAGCACTAGCGGAATAGACTATATCGGGGTGCAGGGTATTGCCAATGCATATCCCGTGGGCATCACGGTTTCGTCTGCTGTTCCTGTTTCGGTGTCTTCGTTTGCCAACTTGGGCATCTACGGAATATCAGGTGGCACCGCTATCAATGTTCAAGCCACCAATTTGAGCATCCGTGGTCTTACTGCTGCTTCGGATACCATCACGGTTTATGGCGGGGGAACCGCGTCCAGCGTTTCCGTTGGTCTGTTTGGATTCACAGGCACAAACACAAGCCCCATTTACGCTGAATCCAACGCACTCAATGTAAATGTAAAGACTTCCACAGGCATCACGGTATCTGCATCAGATTTGGATATTCGTGATTTGTCCTACACTTCAGATACTGTAACCGTGGTGGGTCAGGGTGCAACAGACACCAATTCTCTGAGCACTATTCCCACATACATCAACGCACAACTACCAAACGGAACTTTGTCTCGCGTTGGTGGAATCACTGGTTCTGGATGGAGCGGATCGGCTCTCAATGTAAACCTAATCAACAACGGAATTACATTCTCTGTTGTTGCCAACGCAACCTTCTCCGCTGAAGTAGGAATCACCGCAAGCGCAGCAGGAGCCATTCCTGTTCAAGGATCGCTGTTCGCTGCTCGTGGAGTGTGGGTCACAGGCAGCACAAGTGGAGATCCCGTAACAGTGCGTGGTGCCAGTGGTGGACTTCTTCCTGTAGAAGTGTCTGGATTCTCCACACAGACGGGAAACATCACAACCGCCATTGGTCAAGTAAAGACGAATACCGACTTCATGGCAGCAATGAAGAAGGCTCTGTATTCAAGTAATGTGTCTGTGGGAGCATTTGATTTCCGAGACAAAGACTCCATATACACCCTGATCCAAAACGAAGTTGCTGCTCCTATACAAGGACTGCAACGCACAATTCTTGGAAACGGTGCGTATCCAACAACACAAGACAGCCTGAATGTCACGCTTGTTGGCTCCAAGCAACAGCCAAAATTCATGGCTCGAACAGGCAATGCCACATATTCACCACAGAATCTTACTGCGTTCAACGCAGCCGGTGGATACACCTGTGCAAACGGCGTTCGTATCAAGGCTTCCCGCATCGCATCAGGAACCGGAGGATCACAGAATCAGATCATGTGCGTGATTTCCGAAGCAGACGCTGCGGTTTACGGTGCCACCGCAGGTGCAGCATCGTATGTGCTGTATCACGGCGACGAGATGTTCTTTGAAGTAGACAACATCAACAAGATCCGCGTGTTCTATCCCGCGTATTCTCCGTCGTTTGCTCCGCACAATACCGGAAACAACATGACATTCTCGTTCTATGCGTCCTGATGCTGAACAAAAACTCCAATTCTTGGCTAAGTAAAGAATACATCAGCACCAATATTGAGGTGGCTGTTGACGATTCTTCGCTGATACAAGACACATACATCAGCAACGAAGCCTCGTATGCTGATTCGGGCGACATAATATACAGTGCAAGAAACACAATAAAGACGGGTGGACAAACTGTGTCCAATCGTGCAATACTGCTGTTTGATATTGAAGACTACATCAAGAACAGTCTGTCGTCTTTTGCAGGCTACACAGCAGGCATGGACTACTCTGTTCTCAGTGCCACACTCACATTAGATGCCTCTGATGGAAAAACAGCGGGAACTGTATACGGGGTGATGCTGCCCACAGGCATTTCCGTGGACAGCACTGCGTCGTGGACACGCCCATCCCAAGAATACGGAGTTACATGGGAGGACGGAGGCACCACAGAACCACTTGCAGACGGAATTTCGGCTGAAGCATCGTGGAGTGGATCAACAGTTTCGTTCAACATCACTCCGTTTGTGAACATTTGGCTGGCTTCTGGCGCACCAAATTTTGGAATCATGCTCAGAACAGACGAAACATCGGACGAAACATGGGAATTCTACTCTCAACAAGCAGATTCCCCTCTGCTTGGAGGCGAACCAGTCACGAATGCGCTGTTTTTGGGTGCGGGAGACACTAACTCTATAAACACAGAGGGCATAATGGTCAAAATATCGCCCCAACTGCCCTACTTGACGGTCGAATCAGCCGATCCAAGCGCAACCGCAACGAACCGATGGGCGGCTTTCAACGCTTCGGTATCCATCGGAGACACTTTTTCGATGTTCTTGCCTGATCTGAACACAAATTCTCAAGTGTATACGCTTCTCGACAAGAGAAATTCCGAAACCGGAGACATTCAACTGATTGTTTCGGGATCAACAGCAGGATTTGAAACCACAAAACACGCAACAGGTGAATTTTCTTGCGTTGGAAGGGTGCAGAGTGGCAGCGGAATCGTAGAATTCTCTTCTCCAGACAATTCACTGAAGGTGGATATGAACACGGTGCTGCCAAACGACACCATAATTTTCGACTACAAGCCCACAATCACCCCAAACAATGCCACTTCGTTCACCGTGGACTTCTATTTGGATGAAACACTCAAGAACAATCGCGCAAGACTGTATCTAAAGCAACAAACCGCCTCTGAAAACAGAAGCGGCTTGAATACTTCGGTCAAGAAGAGCAGTGTAAGACCGAGGCTTTCCCTGAATCTTCTAGTTTAAACGCCAGCAAGTTCACGAATTTTGCGAACTTGCAGTGGGTTGTCGCGTGTCTCTAGCGTGAATCCACATACGCCACACCGACGCGCTGCTTCAAATCCGTGTTCGTAACCAATTGCGTACAGTTTCAACGCTCCTGCTGTCAGCAGTGATAGCGTTCCGATGAGGGAGAATGTGAGGTCTAGTGTTTCCATGCACTATGTTCATCTGTGTGCTTTTTGAACCATTTCTTAACTGACCCGACAGGACTTGAACCTGTAACCTATCCGTTAACAGCGGATCGCACTACCGATTGTGCTACGGGTCAATGATCCTGACGGGATTCGAACCCGTGTTCTCGCCGTGAAAGGGCGGTATCCTAGCCAACTAGACGACAGGACCGAAAGCGTAGCGGAGGACTTGCACCTCTGTTGCTCTGTATCAGATCACCCCTTGCAAGTAGGTGACCCTAGCAGCCTGGACGCTGACCACGCAAAAAAAAGCGGCGGCTTTTGGATGGAGCCGCCGAACCATTCAGACGAGTGCTGTGTGCCACGGTACTCTGAAACACCGCTGTAGAGAACCCCAACATAGTCTCCACGCTCCAAGCATTCCTCTCCTACCAACCCAACTACTGTCATTGGGTGTATGCATATGTGCTTCTGGACTTAACGGAGTATTTCTTGGCTTTTCCTGCTGTTTCACTGTTTGTCAGGCAACCGTGATCTGTGGTCGCAGGAGGGATAGGCGCAATTTAGTTAATAATTAGTATTCATGTGTTTACCAAATAACCGGAGCCTGCGGCATCGCAGCGGCAGGAGCAATCACCTGCGGGGTGTAGCACGGATTGGC